AGTCTCAGAAGGGGAGGGGCGGTTGAATCTCTACAGGGTGAAGACCGTGGGGACCGGTGAGTGGGCACGCCAGTTTCTGCACGCGAAATGGACGCGGGGGGTCGAAAACGTCCAATGTTTATAGGGGTATATGAAAATGAGACCCAACGCGATCGGTCGAAAAGTGCCCAAATTTGAGGGTTTTTTCTTATTGCCAAAAATATGTAAGCCCGGAGGATGGGCCGACGTTCGGCGACAAGCTAACCCGGATCGCGGAGAATAGATCACGATGCCAGGACGACGACCAAAAGCCACCATCGATCGCAAACTTGGCGGAAACGCGGGGAAGCGACCATTTAACAAGCGGGAACCGGTGGTCCGGGTTGGATTACCGGATCCGCCGGAGTTTTTAGACGCGGACGCCAAGGATCACTGGTACACGTTCGGCGCGGAGCTGGTGAAGGAACAGCGGATCGGCGTGGTGTATGGTCCGATCTTTGCTACGTATTGCGTCGCGTGGTCGCGGTGGGTCCAGGCGGAACGACGGGTCCGATCGGACGGCGCGGTCCAGGTGACGCCTAACGGATTCGAACAAAAGTCCGCGTGGTTGTCGATTGCGGATCGTGCCTGGTCGCAAGTGGTGAAAGCCTTAGCGGAAATGGGGCTCACGCCGACGGCGCAAAGTCGCGCGGTCCGGGTGGACGATGTCGCGGAGGATGCGGATCCGTTCGCGGAGTTTGATCGGACGTCGCCGGGAGTGTCGGCGCGTGCCCACTAAGCCGGATCCGGTTGTTCGGTACGCGCGAAAGATTGCAAAACCGACGTCGTCCGTTGGGGCGTTGCACCGTCGCGCGGGGATCCGGTTTTTGGAGGATTTAAAGCGGACCCGGACGGACGACGCGTTCCCGTTTGTCTTCGATCGCGACCGCGCGGATCGCGCGTTGTTGTTTTTCTCCACCTTAAAGCATTACAAGGGCCAATGGTCGGGATCGCGGCTGCAGTTGGAACCGTTCCAGCAATTTATTCTCGCGAATCTGTACGGCTGGATTGATCCGGCAACCGGGTTTCGACGGTTTCGATCGGCGTATATCGAAGTGCCACGGAAGAACGGGAAAAGTTTTCTCGCGGCGGGCGTCCTACTCTATACCACCTTTTTCACCGGGGAAGCGGGCGCGGAGGGGTACGCGTGCGGCGTCAAGCGGGACCAGGCGCGGATCGTGTTTGACGATTGCAAGGCGATTGTCCAACAGGACGCTATGTTAAAAAAACGGATCCGCGTATTTGTCTCAAATCTTGCGCGGTTGGATACGCGGTCGAAGATCGAACCCTTGTCGAGCGATTATAACTCGTTAGACGGGTTGAACCCGTCGGCGGCGGTGATTGATGAATACCACGCGCACAAAACGCGCGGACTGGTGGACGTGATCGAAACCGCGCAAGGCGCGCGGCGGGAACCGTTGTTGTTTGCGATTACAACGGCGGGCGTCGATCTCCTGTCGCCGTGTGCGGTGTTTCGGGATTACGTCCGGCAAATTCTTGACGGGACGTTATCGGACGATCGGTTGTTTGGGTTTATCGCCCACGCGGATCCGGAAGATAACCCGTTCCTGGTGCGAACCTGGAAAAAAGCGAACCCCATGTGGGGCGTGTCGGTGAATCCGGAGGACATGCGGCGACTAGCGAAACAAGCCAAGGCGGTCCCGTCGGCGTTGGCGATGTTTCGGACCAAACGGCTGAACCAATGGGTGGAGGGCGGCGATCCCTGGTTAAACCTGGAACGGTGGCGCGCGGGGCAGTCAGATCGCCGGTTGTCTCCGGCGACGTTCGCGGGCCGATCGTGTTGTATCGGCGTTGATCTGGCGTCGAAAATTGATCTCGCGGCGGCGGCGATCGTGTTCAAGCCAACGGACGCGGATCCCAAGTGGCGCATTCTGCCCAAGTTTTGGACGCCGGACGCGGATTTGGACGCGCGGGAACATGCGGCGCGGGCACCCTATCAGGAGTGGATCCGGTCGCGCGATCTCCAGCGGATCCCAGGCGCGCGCATTGACCAGCAGTATATCCGGGAGTATTTGTTCCAGGCGTGTCGGGACTATGACGTCCAGTTGATCGGGCTGGATCCCTGGAATGCGGCCAGTTTAATCGCGGATCTGCAGCGGGAGATCGGCGACGGGCGGGTTGTCGAGATTCCGCAAACGGTCGGCCAGTTGTCCGATCCGTCAAAAGAGTTTGAGGCGTTAATCCTGGAAGAGCTGATCGACGCGGGATCGTGTCCGGTTTTAACGTGGATGGTGGGCAATGCCGTGGTTAAAGTAGACGCCAACGGCAACATTTTTCCATCAAAGGCCAGGGCGCGCGGCCATATAGACGGCGTGATCGCGTCGATTCTGGCGATCAAGTTAGCGCGGTATGCGGACGCGGACGCCGCGGCGACGGTGCGGTCGGTGTATGAAGATCGCGGGTTGTTGACGCTATGACACGCGCGCCGGGACCAGGGCGGCAGTTTGTCAGCGTGTCAGAGTTTGCGACGTTGTTGGCGGTCCATCCGAATACCATCTATACCGCGATCCGGCGGGAGCGGCTGGACGGCGTGTCCAGGATTCCAGGCGGGCGGACGATCCGGATCGACGTGCGGATCGCGTTAGCGTCAATGCGGCGGAATTTGCCGCGGGCCTTTCACAACATCTAACAGTGCGACACAAGAACAAACGGTTCCGCTTTTTGAATTGGGCGCGGTCGGTGACAATAACCCGTGGGACGGTTGCGGACCTGGTTGGGGTCTGCGGGCTTGCGGCCATGACGATCGGCGCGGCGCAAATTTCGATCCCGGTGGGGTGGATCTTTGGCGGCGCGTGTTGTGTCGGCGTCGCAATCTTGATCGTTGTTACCAGTCGATAACGGGGGCGTTCTGGCGGTTCTAGATCGATTACTGGAAAAACGGGCGACCTTGGCGTCGCCATCCGGGTGGTTTGCGGCGGCGTTAACAGGCGAATCCAGTGTGTCCGGCGTGGCGATTACGGCGGATTCGTCCCTCGCGATCCCGGCGGTGGTGTCAGCGGTCCATTTGATCGCGGGGACGATTTCCCAGGTGCCGATCAAGTTGTTCCGGCGATTAGGCCGTGACGGCGGCAAAGTGATCGAACAGAATCACCCGCTGCATACCATTCTCACCAGTCAAGTTAATCCGGAAACGGACGCGTTTGTTTTTAAGGAAATTATGGCGACCGCGTTGTTGTTACACGGCAACGCGTACGCGGAGATCCAGCGGGACGCGCGCGGACGGGTGCAGCATTTGTGGTTTTTGAATCCGGATCAAATGGCGATCGATCGCGCGCCGTCGGGCCGGTTGCGGTATCGCTACGGGCTGAGTTCAGGCGAGGTGGTGACGTGGATCGATGATCCGGTGTATCCGCCGATCTTACATATTAAGGCGTATTCGCGCGACGGGATGGTCGGGACCAGTGTGATCAGTCAGTGCCGGGATACGTTGGGCCTCAGTAAAGCGGCGGAGTCGTACGCGGGGACGTTTTTTGCCAATGGCGCGCGACCGAATGGAGTGCTGCAGACTAAGGGCCAACTCTCGCCGGAAGCGCACCAGCGGATCCGGCAGTCCTGGACGAACCATCACGGCGGGTTGTCGAATGCGAACCGGATGGCGATTTTAGAAGAGGGAATGACGTTCCAGGCGACCAGTATTCCGCCGGAAGACGCGCAGTTGTTGGCGACGCGGAAATTTCAGGTCGAAGACGTCGCGCGGGCGTTCCGCGTGCCGTCGCATTTGATCGGCAGTCTGGAACGATCGACGTTTTCAAACATTGAACAACAAGCGTTGGAATTTGTCGTCCATTCGATGGGGCCGTGGTTCAAGCGGATCGAGTCGGCGATCAATAAACAACTCCTGGGGCGATCAACGGTGCATTTTGCGGAATTTGTCCCGGATGCGTTGTTGCGATCGGATACCGCGTCGCGGATGCAAGCCCATGCGACGGCGATCCAGAATGGGTTTTTAAGTATTAACGAAGTCCGGGCGATTGAGAACCGGAACGCGATCGACGGCGGGGATCAGTTGTTACGCCCGCTGAATATGGGACCGATTCCGGCGGATGGCGGGGGTACAGAATGACGGCAAAACCAGAACGGCGCATGGTCGCGGATGAGCGGACGCGGGCGACACGGTCCGCAACGAAGACGCGGACGATTGAAGGCTACGCGGCGATCTTCGACCAGGAAACCACGATCGGCGGCGTCTACCGCGAACGGATCAGTCCGTCGGCGTTTGAGAGTCGGAATGATGGGCCAGTGGTCGCGACGTTTAACCATGATCTCAACTGGGTGATTGGATCGACGCGGTCCGGGACGTGTGCGATCGACGTGACGCCGCAAGGGTTGAAATATAGCGTCAGCGTCCCGGAGGGACCGATCGGCGATCATGTCTTGGCGGTGTGTGAACGCGGCGACCTGGGCGGATCGAGTTTTGCGTTTCTTCCACATGACGGCGGCGATCGATGGGTGGATCCGGCGACGGATGGCGATCTGCCGTTGCGGGTACTTGAGTCGGTGGAATTATTGGACGTAAGTGTCGTCGTAAATCCAGCCTATCCGGACACGTCGGCGACGGTGACGGAAGCACGGGCGACAGTGGCGGCGTATCGCCAGACAAAAGACCAGGCGGCAGCACAAGACGCGGTCGAAGATTCCAAAAACGGGGCAGAACAGGACGCGGATCCAGTGTCGGATCCTGGGGGCGATTCCAGGACCGATATTCGGCGACGGCGTCAACGGCTACATGAGCATTTCTTAACAGGGGAGGGCGGGGCATGAGTGAGATCATTAAGAAATTACAAGAACAGCGGAACCGATTGATCGCCCAGGGGCGCGCCATTTTGGACGCCGCCGGAAGCGATCCATTGTCTCCGGATGACGTCGTCAAGTATGACGGGATTGACGCGGACGTGTCCGCGTTGACGTCTACAATTCAGCGGCATCAAACGGAGGCGGATCGACCGGCGATCGCGGATACGCGGGCGGCGGCGGATGTGCAGCCAGTCGCGGAACCAGAGTCGCGCGGCGTGTCGGTCAAGAGTGAAGAGTACCGGGCGGCCTGGGAAAAGGCGATCTTCCGGCGGGGCACCTTGTCCGCGGGCGAGTCGCGCGCGTTAGAAGCGGGCACGGATTCAGAGGGCGGCTATCTCACGCCGACAATTACAGAGGCGCGGATTATTGAAGGTCTGCGTGAGCAGAATTTCATGCGCGCGCTGTCCACTGTGATCCAGGTGTCCGGTAAAACCAATATTCCAACGGTGGCAACGGATGGCACGGCGACAATCGTGGCCGAAGAGGGCACGATTACGCCAAGCGACGGCGCGTTCGGTCAGTTGGCGTTTACACCGTATAAGTTAACTGGATCGATTCTCATATCGAATGAGCTGATCGAGGATTCAGCGTTTAATTTATCAGAGTGGATCAATCAGGAGTTAACCCGGCGACTGGCGGCGGGTGAGAATACCTACATGATCAACGGTAGCGGATCGAGTCTCCCGCAAGGATGGATGAATGGGGTAGCCGCCAACGTGACGGCCAGCGGGGCCGCAGCATTGACTTCGGATG